CGTAGGGCCTGTTGTACCTGTTCTGTTCCATGCTGCTGTATCTAATACACCCTGCACTGAATAAGGGTCTTCTAGTTCCATGTTAGTAATCATTTGAGCTAACATCTCACCTGTTAAACCTTTACGATATAACTCTCTGTATATAATTAATGTACCATCAGAGGGATCAACACAACCCCAAATACAAGAACTTTCAGAAGCATAACCATAGTCAATTCCTTTTAATCTTTCCCAACCTATAGGTATTTCAAAAGGAGTAATAACATGAACCATTACATCAAACTCTGTAAAGGCTGCACCTTCTGTAATATCCCAGTTACCTTCTAGTAACTGTCTACGTTGTACTTCTGGTAGAGCTTTAAGCATTTGCTCATATCTACCGTCTTTAGCAAGGTAAGGATTGTCTTCTAACCTTGCTGGAATAAACTTACGTGTTAAACCATCTTTACCAACAAAAGGTTCATTTGATGGTGCTGGATTCACATAACGCTTTTTTACCCATGTTGCACCTGAACCACCGGGGTTAGCTGTACAACGCATGTATGGGGTAATTTCAGAGTCTGTAGTACGTAGTCGAGATGCTAAGTAGTTCCAAGAAAACTCTGTATTAAGGTGAGTAATCTCATCAAAACCAATCCAACTATATGCTTGACCTTGATACCTATATACGTCTGCATCACGTTCTAAGTAACCAAACTCTAACTTAGCACCACTAGGAAACGTCCAGATCTTTTCTACTTCTCTAAACTTAGAACCCGGAAAAGCCTTGGGATATAACTCACGGCTTTTATCAATTAACTCCCTTAGTTCAGGCATGGAGCGTCTAAGTATCAACGCCCTATGAGCAGCCCTGTGAGCGAACCTAAGGGGATCTACGAGCATAGCATAGGACTTCCCTCCTCCTGCTGCACCACCATACAATACGTCTGTCTCAGGAGCCGCTAGGAAGTCTGTCTGCGGCCCTTCGTTTGGACTAAAGATAACTTCTCTTTCTGCTATCTCTGCTTGTACATTATTCGGTAATATTTCTATATCAGCTAGATCTACTACCTTGCCTTCCTTGGTAGAAGTATCTGCTGGTTCATCTAACTTACTTTGAATAGATGTTTGTTTCTTTAGAGTAGTCCTTACAGCGTTTAGATCTTTCTGTAATTTCTTTTCTCTCTTCTGTTTTTCTTTAAGAGACTTCTGAGCAGACATCTTAGCTTTAACACTACTATGATAATTGTACTGTCTCTTAGGTGCATTAGGATCTAATAGACCTAGTGCAATCTTTTCCTTCTTAACATAGTTACTTATTGTCTGATGAGAAATCTTAGCATCTTCTGAGGAGCTTTCGAGTATGTCTCTAGCTTCTCTTAGGCTTGCTATCTTACCAGATATAACATCATCAATAGTATCCTGAAGAAGTTTAATCTTTTCAGGCATCGCATTAAGCTTGGAACCATCTTCAGATAACTCATAACCAAAAGGTTTAGAACCTGCTCTTACAGGTTTAGTCTTTGGAAACTTAATCTAACTCACCTTCATAGGTATTTACTTCTTTAGCGGGTAGAATAAACAGACTACCTGCATTAACATCCACATTGTGGTTAACATCTAACCTATCGGTCTTAGCTATACCAACTCTATCAAGGATAGTCTGAGCCGCATTTAGCTTAGTGTTAACCTGTGGTATCGCTTCATCTGATGTCATCACTTCTACTAACTTAAAAGCTGCTTGAGGAGCAGACTGTGCAAGGATGTTTGAGGCTAAATCTATCACTTCTTTTTGTAAACTTTTTATGACTTGAGAGTGAGTTCCTTCCGCATATCCTGCTAGTACCGCTGCTGACTTTGGATCACCTCCTGTGTCTATCAAACAATCCAGAAACTTCTGTTGCTTTTCAGTTAACACTCTTTCCTTGTTAGGACGAGCATCTTTAGGTATAAAGTTAGATATATGAGACATAGTTCCAGCAAATATATAACAGTATACTGTTGAGATAGAGGTTTGTCAAGCATTATTTTCTTTTTTTTTTAACAAAAAACACTTGACAAAGTTAACATCTAACAGTATAATACTTATAAGTCTTCTCCCTAAAGTAACATATAATTTATATATATAGTTAAATATATAGTTAAATATATAGTTAAAGTATATTTTACTACTGTAAAGGTGAGCGCAATATTCTGAATATTTATAAGTATTGGGTGGTAAGCTTTACAATTTTAAAATAGTGCAAAATGTAGATGATTGTATTACTACCACCCCCTACCCCCATGGCCACCTGCCCGGCCCATCCAATGCGAATGCGAATCATTCTTATTCTCAATATTGTTAATATTCTCAAATGCAAATGCGAATGCAAACGATTCTTATTTACAATACGATTAAGATTAGCACTACCATTTGCAAATGAGAAAGATTCTTATTTACAATATTTTAAATATTTGGAATTTGTACCTATTCCATACCGGACTTTTAAATATTCCCAATAGGAATAGATTTACAATATTTAAAATACATGCAAATAGCGTGCCAATGTTAGTTATATATTCCAAATACTCAACAATTCCAAAGATTTAAACTACTGTAAATCTATCCAGTACTGTACATATATACATATTCTAATCCTTCCAATACTCCCATCTAAACCCCCATATATTTACTGACAGTGTGCTATCTGTTTCCTAAACCCTACCTTAGATCCACGTTTTGATGCCTTCCTGTACGCCTTCCAATAGTGGAGAAAAAGTGAAAATAGCACTTGGCATGTTAGTTGCATACCACTATTTACTGTACATCTATACAGTACTTTCCTATGTCCAATTGATTTTATCTATCGAATATCATTTATTGATAGTTACAAATGTTTGCTATTTTAAATAAGATTCTATAACGTTCTCCCATCGCCACGAAGTATGGCGGTCGGGGCGCAAGTTTGATTAAGCTCTCCCCGTAAAAAACTGGCAAAATTTGATCAGGTACAAGAAACGTACAATTAGAGCGGGAACTGATTTTAAGTTAACAATCGCGGAGACGGCAAAACCCCATGCACTCTAATTTGAAATTGATAGGTATCTTTAGAGAGAACGGCACAATTTTTTGTAACTTGCGTTAGTAGTTTTTTGATTCTCTCGTTTTGTTTTAACGAGCAATTCGAGAGTAACAAGCGACACGCCACTAGGTTTACCTATGCGAAAAAACTAGCATTAGCTATATGTTCAAAATCTGAGTTTTAGATTTTGTTAACGAGTGATTGATCAAACAGTCAAAAGCGCAAGCACTACAAATTAAAATAGATCCATGCGAAAGTATTAGAGATTGCCAAGCGGTCAGCGTTTGGTTTGTGAATATGGCATCCCCATAGTATTAGGATGGCAACTAGTTAAAATTATTTGAACAATAACCCCATCGAGTTATCGGGTAATCGCAAAGCCTATTAGGTTAAGCGATTGTCTTATAATTCGTGGGGTTTTTTTGTTCTTATAGATAGTATCGGAAAGAATCAAAATTAAAATTTAAAAATCGAAGGGTAAATTATGAAAACTGTATATTTCAAAATGATGTTAGATAACGTGGTAGCTAATGAGTCAACAATGCGCGATAACGTGCAAGCTTTGGCCGTGTCTGCTATTGAGACTTATGGACAGCATGGCGATACTTCACGCATTGAGATGCTAGTTAACGCTAGTATCAAAATGAAAAGTATCCGTTCGCAAACTTTGAAAGAGTTTATTAAGGAACATGCAAACGTAAAATTCACGCCAGTTAAGGATGGGGTCGGATTTGTAGTTAAGAAAATTGGAAAGGGCGCAATTGAAGTTAAAGAAGTAGAAAGCAACTGGTATGATTTCGACAAAGTTGGGGTAGCAAAGCCAGATATGGATCTACTCCTAAAAGCAAAAGCAATGATGGCTGGCTGGGGTAAGTCAGTAGAAGAAGGTAAGGCAAGAAGGAATACCTTTAACGATAGGCTGGCGGCAATAATTGAGGCAGAGTTAGCAGCACACGAAGCAGCACACAAGGCAGCGTAACTAAAACAAAACCGATACTATCTATAAGGGCAAAATCTTAAACCAACATAGGGTAAAACTATGACATTGAAGCAAGCAAAAAGAGTACAGCGGAACACTAACGCTGCGAGGTTAAAAGCACGGAGACGTAACGCCATGCGAGTAGCACCGTTGAAAATAGATCAGGAGATAAAAAAGCACTACTGGCTAAAAGTACAGGCAGATAAGAGGGCGCAAGATTAGACAATATACTAGGCCCATCTGAGGGTGGGTCTGAATATGTTTTCTAAATAAGATACGAGGGTAGCGTATGACTAGTGAAGTGCTCACAAAATTAAAGGCAGTATCGGACTCACAGCTATTGGAGTTTAGCCAAGAGTGTATCCGTGCTAGGGCAGGTAGATTGTTTCAAAGGTGTGAAGAGGAACGTGTACGCAGAGTTGAATGGAGACAAGCGCATGGGTAAGTTATTAGATACAGCCAAGAAAAGTGGTAACACTAAGGTGGCAAAGACAGGCAAGAAAAGCAAAGGTGCGGTGCGTATGGCACAACTATCAATGATGCCTGATAATATTCTATGTGCTGGGGCTAAGGCTGCTGGGTGCATGGATTTCTGTTTAAAAGAGGCAGGACTGGCTGCGGTGTATGACTCTGTAAATGAGGCAAGACAAGCAAAGACCGACTACTGGCATTCTGATCAGGAAGGATTCTTAGTACAATTGCGAAGGGAGTTAACTAACTTCACTAAGTTATGTGCAAAGCAGGGTGTGCAGGGTGTGGTCAGGCTCAATGTGCTATCTGATATACCGTGGGAAGATCATAGCATACCTCAGGATTTTCCTGATCTGTTCTTCTATGACTATACCAAACGGGCCATACGTCTAGGCAAAACACCCTCTAATTACAAGTTGATGTTCTCATATAGTGGTAGGCCACAGTACCGTAAGCAGGTAGCTATAGGGATGGAGTCTGATGTACCTATGGCTGTGGTGTTCAGAGGCAAGATGCCCACAGAGTTTATGGGGCGTAAGGTTATAGATGGTGATCAATCTGACCTGTTCAATGTCAAGGCAGGTAAGGTGGTTGTGGGTCTAACAGAGAAAGGCCCAGCCAAAGAGAACGACAATGGTTTTGTTGTAGATGTGAACCTTATACCTTTGGCTCAAGCAGCATAGAACCCTCGCAACCTGAGTATGTTGTTAAACTGCTCACCTATGAGGAAGTGACAGAGTGGCTTATGTAATGGACTGCAACTCCATTTACGAGGGTTCGATTCCCTCCTTCCTCTCCAAATTTATATAACATAGGAATGACTATGGAGCGTGAACTATTAGTAGAGAAGGCTGGCTCTAAGGGCTGGTCTATAACTGATGACGGTATCTTAATAAGTTGCCATGCTACTAGCCAAGATGTAATGGCAGAGGCATTCAGACTTAGCCAGATGCGAAACCCACCAATTAAAATAACAGTAGACTGTCGAGGAGAATAATGCCTATCAATGTAACTAAAAGGAAAATGTATGTCTGATTTGTTTAATGAGTTAAATGAAATAATCGGTGAAGGTTTGTTTAAAAATATTGATCCAACTTTAAATCTTAATAAAGGAGAAGATAGGGTGAGTGATATAGATAGGCTGCGTGAGCTAAGTGATGCTGTTTTAATTGACAAGCATTGGGCTGACGCTGAAGAGCAGGAGTTTATGGTGGAGGTGAGGTTCTTTGTGAATGCCTCCAGCAGAGAGGATGCAGTATTAATAGTAGATAAGGCTATCAACACTGCTAAGTTAAATGAAATAGAAGCATGGCAAATTGAATTAAGTGAGGAAGTATAATGAAAAGAGTAGCATATTTAAAAGTTCAGTCAAGTGAAGCACCATCACGTACCACACAACCTCGCTCTGTATGGAGAGAGTTGTTCGGAAGTATGCGCCGTGGTGATTGGATGTTTGTTGAAAGGAAAGACCACTCAAGAGTAGGTGCGTCTGCTAATATTTACCTTCGTGGAAAGTACACAATGTACAAGGTGCCTGAAGGTTACTGCTTTATGGTAATTAAATAACTGGAGTTTCACTGATGATCTATCGTCTAAGGAAGTTTAAGAAGCGTTATGGTATCAAGTATGGTCGCTCCTATCTTGCAGTTCATATGGGCAAACGGTCTTGGTATGTCCCTCATCACACCCGTGGTAGTGTGTTTACCATTAACGATTGGCATGGGATGACTGAGGTGATGAAGCATGACTGATACATTCTATCAAGCTATTCAGTGTCAGGGTAACCTAGATAAGATTATCCCTTACAGGAACCATCCATTGGCAGGACTCGTAACATCTGAAAATATTGAGATGATCAAGATGAGGAGGGAGGGTTACACCATACAGTCAATAGCTGACACCTTGGGGGCTAGTTATTCTAAGGTGCAACGTACCATTAGGAAGTCTCCACTCTGGCTTGATTAACCTAGTGAATAATTTTGACAACCATAAACAAATATGCTACCCTCTATTGTAAATAAAGAGACAGCATTAAAATAAATAATTTAAAACCAAAGAGAAAAAGATGAATACATCTAACATAATATATCTAAACGATAACAAGCCAAATGTTGTACCCCTAAGTGAATTAGTTAATGATCATCCACTAGATCTACTTGATCCGCCTGATATTGTTAACACTGTTATCGAGGCCAGACCTATGTACTACACCAGTACCAATGGTTCCCCTGCACTTGATACAACACGTAGAGGTTTACATGTTGTTGGTTCAGACATGACCCCGCCTATGTTTGTTGTTAAGCCAAGCTACAAGTTTGAAGGTGCTCAGTATGGAGACATCTATAAGGCTATGGTTAATATCTGCAAGGCTTCAGGTATCAACTGTGCTGGTGCTAAGGTTGACTCAATGATGTCACCTGATGGTGCGTTGGGTACTATGACACTGACTTTGCCTGAGTATACCATAGAGACTGCCAAGGGTGACGAGAGTATATTCCAAATCAATGGTCGCACCTCATTCAATGGTACTTGGAGTGTTGTATTACAGATAGGTGCAGTACGTATGGTATGCACAAACGGTCAAGTGTTTGTAGATAACTTCAGCATGTACAAGTCCAAGCATACACTCACCATGTCAACTGAACATGCACAGCGTAAGTTGGCTGCTGCATTGAACAGCTATCAACATGAGGCAGAGCGTTGGAAGGAGTGGAATAAGAACAGCATCACCAACCGTGAAGCCTTCGATGTATTTGCAATGGCTGCTAAGTGCAAGTTTGTACTAGCCAAGCCTAACATGTCTGTGTATGACCTCATGGTAGAGCCTGAGGTGTACCGTAACAGGGCGCTACAGTACATGTGGAACCAATACACCACTGACGATCAAAAGTCTCTAGGATCGACACACTGGGCCGTATACAACACCATGACACACTGGAGCACACATGCACCTGCTGCTAAGAAGACAGCGGAAGGTAGCATCCTATCAATCAAGGCCAAGCGTGAAGACTCAATACGTCTGACGGCTGGCGCACTACTAGCGGTAGCTTAATCATGCAGAATATAATTGATGTGTCTAATCATGTACTAAAGTATTCGCAGGTCTATCTTATGGATGAACCTGCTGGTGAGAGTGTACAAGAAGAGGCACTTCAATTACTTCTCAAGCATGGGGAATACGTGCTATCATTCCTTGAGATATACCTAGCAGTGTGTAAAGAAGAATTAAATAACGAACACGACAGGAGCTAAGATGAGTGCCATAGATCCAGATGAATGGAGAGGTGAGTTTGAGGCAGAGATTGATGATTGGTGGGCGCAGCTATGGGCCTTACGCATCAACGCTGTCTTACCTTTGGGGTCAACCAAAAGTAAATTCATTTCATTTGTTCACGATAAGTGTAGTGAAACAGACAACAGGCGGATAGATGACAGTGATTTATCCAACCTGTTCAGTGACTTCTTAGATAGTTTAGTGGAGGGAAGTATCGAATGAGTAAGTATCAGATGAGTGAAGATCAATACGCTAAGTTCAACGCTTCCTCATACATGGGCATCTTGTACGAAAACAAATGTGCAATCACAGGATTACTTCTAGGTTACTACGGTAAGGATGAACACGCCGTAGAAATCTCAGAAGGAATTGATATTGATGTGCAAAAAGATGTGTACATCCCCTTCCTGAAGGAGTATTATAACCAAACTTTAAACAACAACGGAGATAAAGTATGAACCCACCTAACATTATAGAAGGGCAGGTCTACTTCCCACACCTCGTAGTACCCAACCTTGACTATAATAAAGTCAAGTCTTGGTATGAGTTGCAGTTAGCTGTATCAGATGATGTATTTGAAATGTTCAAGGAAGCAGGATTCTCTGACTCTTTTCTGTACGCGGCTGGAAAGAAAAACTATACACCCGACCCGGTGATTAAGTTTGCAACTTGGGCGCACAACAATGATGGCTCTCAAATTGCTCCACCTATTGTGGTAGACAAGGATAAGAATCCTTCGACTGCTTCCATAGGTAACGGCTCCACCATTGCAGTACAGTGGGCAAGAAAAGAGTATGGTCAAATGACCAAGATCATTCGCCCTCAACTACAGGCTGTGCAAATCCTCAACCTAATTGAGAGAGGCGAAGCAGCAGCACCTACCAGTGTAGAATCACTAGCATTTTAAAGGAGATAACATGAGTGAAGAGCAGCAGACAGTCACTGTAGATGGTAATGAATACAATCTAGATGACCTATCTGAAACAGCTAAGGCTATCGTAGGCCATGTGATTAACATAAGACAGGAGGTGGGTGAAGTAAGCCACCGTCTTGTGACGTTACAGGCTGCTGAGTTGCAGCTATCCAAACAGCTATCCACTGAACTAGATAGTGAACCGGCTGAAGGATCAATAGTAGAGGAGTAAGTTAATTGAGTTTTGTGAAACTCCATCAACCGTGTCCTGAGTGTGGGAGCAGTGACGCATTGTCTGTCAATGATGACGGCAGTGCGTTCTGTTTCGCATGTAACGACAGGTTTAGCAGTAGAAAGTACGAAGCATTGACGGGTCACATACCAACAGGAGATATTAATATCAACTTAATTACAAGCGAGCCAATCACCTTTGCAGAAGAGGGTGAGTTCATGGCGTTACGGGACAGAGGTATATCAGAGGCAACAGCCAAGAAGTATGGTGTACGTTGCATCACAGGGCCAGACGGCTCTATTCAGAAGCACCTCTATCCTTACCTTAAAGACAAAGAGATTGTAGCCTACAAGGAAAGAATCCTTGGCGCTACTGGAAAGGAAAACTTCTTTACTAGAGGAGCAATCAAGGAGTCAGGACTATTCGGTGAGCACCTATTCCAAGAGGGTGGTAAGTACATTACCTTGGTGGAAGGAGAGTGTGATGCTATGGCTGCATACGAACTGCTAGGTTCTAAGTGGCCTGTAGTTAGTATAAGATCAGGAGCTAACGGTGCAGAGCGTGATGTGAAAGCATCACTTGAGTACCTTGAAAGCTTCGATACAGTCATCATCAACTTCGATGAAGACAAGGCAGGTAGAGAAGCAGCCAAGCGTGTAGCTAGCTTACTCAAGCCCAGCAAGGCTAGGGTAATGACGCTACCTGAAGGCTACAAAGATGCCAACGAGATGCTGAACAGACAAGACCACAGAAACTATGTGCAAGCTTTCTGGGCAGCTAAAACTTATACACCGTCTGGTGTTCTTAGTGTCACTGAGAATCGTGATAAGTATAAGAACAGAGAGAAGGTTCAGTCGTACCCTTACCCTTGGGACGGTTTGAATCAGAAGCTAGAAGGGTTACGGCATGGTGAGTTGATAACATTAACTGGTGGCACGGGACTAGGCAAGTCTAGTGTTACGCGAGAGCTTGAGCACTGGTTAATTAAAACAACAAACGATAACGTAGGTGTGATCGCGTTAGAAGAAACCTTCAACAGAACAGTAGATGGAATACTTTCTATTGAAGCCAACGCTAAACTACACATCGACAGGATCAGAGATCAGTACACAGAAGAGGAGTTAGATAACTTCTTTGATGTTATGTACGATGGTCAGAACAATAACCGTGTATGGATTCACGCGCACTTTGGTGCGAATGATATTGATTCTATCTTCAGCAAGCTTCGCTTCATGATAGTTGGTTGCAACTGTAAGTGGGTAGTCATTGACCACCTGCACATGTTAGTGTCCACTACGGTGGAAGGTGACGAGAGACGGTCAATTGATGCTATCATGCACCGACTAAGAACCCTTGTAGAAGAGACAGGAGCAGGTGTAATACTTGTATCTCACCTCCGCAGGGTAGACGGTAACAAGGGACACGAGAATGGCATAGAGACAGGCTTGTCACACCTCAGGGGCAGTCAGTCTATTGCTCAGTTATCTGACTGTGTTATATCACTTGAAAGGAATCAGCAATCAGATGACCCACTGGAGGCATCAACAACTAAGGTACGCATACTCAAGAGTAGGTACACTGGTGACGTTGGACTTGCCACATCCCTAGTGTTTGATGATGAGACAGGCAGGCTAGCTGAAGTAGAAACTGATGACCTAACTAACTCTGCATCAGACAACAATGAAATTGCATTGGGGTTTGAGTAATGAGATTAGTATTCGACATAGAAACTGATGACCTTAACGCCACCAAGATATGGTGCATCGTTGCTAAAGACATAGACACTGAGCAAGTCTATACCTATGGGCCTAGTCAGATAGATGAAGGGTGTGAATTACTTTCAGATGCTGATGAGTTAATTGGTCACAACATCATAGGCTTCGACATCCCTGTACTAAAAGACTTGACACGCTTCAAGACACTTGGAGAAGGACAAAGGATAGTAGATACATTGGTACTATCTCGACTGTTCGACCCTGTACGAGAAGCTGGTCATGGCCTGAAGTCTTGGGGCTATAAGCTAAGTTCTAACAAGATAGACTTCAAAGATTTTACAGGTGGTTTCTCCCCTGAGATGTTGGACTATTGTGTGCAAGATGTAGAACTTAATCTGAAGGTGTACCATGCCTTGCGTGAGGAGTCCCGTGGCTTCAGCAAGGAGTCACTGGAGATTGAACACGCAGTAGCATTGATCCTAAAGGAGCAAGAGAAACATGGGTTCTTATACGATGCAATGGAGGCTGACCTTCTCCTCGCTGACCTACGCTCGGTGGTCGCTAAGACAGAGGCAAAAGTTAAGCATGTGTTTAAACCAAAAGTAACTAAGATAAAGTTATACCCTCGCCACACAGCGACAGGAAAGTTGAGCAAGATGGCAGACTCTTGTGCGTTAGCTAGTGGTACTGGTGTCAGAATGACTAAGCCAGAGTACGAGTTGATGACCCTGAAGATTGAGAAAGCAGAAGGTGAGTTGAGTAAGTGTGACCCTGTAATACGCAGCAGAGCTAAGGACTTTAACTTAGCATCAAGGCAGCAGGTTGGTGAGTACTTACAAGACTTTGGCTGGAAGCCTACTGAGTTCACAATTCATGGTAGACCTATTGTAAATGAAAAGACATTAGCAGAGGTGCAGGGAATTCCTGAAGCTGATCTAATTAACTCTTACTTGATGTACCAAAAGCGTGTATCTCAGATCACCTCTTGGGGTGAGGCAGTTGAAGAGGATGGTAGGGTTCATGGCTTTGTAATTCCTAATGGTGCTATCACTGGAAGGATGACACACAGACAACCCAACATGGCTCAAGTACCTTCATCTAATTCACCTTTTGGCTCTGAGTGTAGAGCTTTGTGGACTGTACCTAAAGGTAAGAAGCTGGTGGGTATAGATGCTAGTGGACTTGAACTACGAATGCTTGCACATTATATGGACGATGAGGACTACACAAATGAAATCATTAACGGAGACATACATACCGCTAATCAAAAACTTGCGGGACTTGAATCAAGAAATCAGGCGAAGACATTCATTTATGCCCTCCTATACGGAGCAGGAGATGAAAAGCTTGGAAGCGTGGCTGGGGGAGGTAGATCAGTTGGTTCAAGACTTAGACAATCTTTCTTCGATAATCTTCCAGCATTCGCGGCTCTCAAGAATAGAGTTGCAAGAGCATCAGAAGAGGGCTACATCAAAGGGCTAGATGGGCGTAAGCTTACAGTCCGCAGCCAACATGCTGCTCTAAACACACTACTACAAAGTGCTGGTGCTATTGTTATGAAGAAAGCTTTGATCATTTTAAATGAAAAGATAAAGAAGCTAGACGCTAACTTCGTGGCTAACGTACATGATGAATGGCAGATAGAGGCTGACGAGTCTGTAGCTGATGAGGTAGGTAGGCTGGGTGTTGAGGCTATCATAGAAGCTGGTCTGCACTTCGATCTTAAATGTCCATTGGATGGAGAGTATAATGCCGGGAACAACTGGGCAGAAACCCACTAAACTTTGTTTAGATTGTAGCCAAGAGTTAGTTGCAGATAAAAACTGGCCTCAGTCAAATCAAAGACAAAAAAAATACAGGTGCTTAGAGTGTCATCGTGCTACATCCAGAAGGACTAACACAGGAAAAATGTATGTGAATGGTAAGTATGTCCCAAAAGCACATCCACTACACAAGCCCGGATATTACGGAGGCTTTACAGACGCGGCGTTTAGTTCTTTATCTAACTATGAGCAAAGCTTAGAAGGTGAGGTGTATATTATATACAGCCCCTCCTTCCCTAGCTGGGTAAAGGTAGGAATGGCTATTGACTCTAAGGACAGACTCAAACAGTATCAAACAGGATCACCTTACAGAGACTATAGAGTACATGCTTGCTACCCTGTTAGTGACAGAAGAAAATCAGAAGCAGAAGCCCACGAACTTCTATCACAGAAGCATGAACGTAAAGGTGAATGGTTTGTTTGCTCTACTGTTGTAGCAGAAACTATTTTAAATAAACATTTTAACACGGAAGGAGCACAGTTTGAACTCTTCTAAAAACTTAGACAACCTAGTACCTGACATCTACAAGATGATTGAAGTGTTATCAGATGGTAAACAAATAGACATCTCAGATGATCTTATACATGACTTCGGAGAACGCATGAAGTCTGCCCTTGTTCATTGGACTGAACCGCACAAGCAGTCTAAGGGACTACGCATGAGCAACATAGGCAAGCCATCTAGACAGTTATGGTACGAACAAAAGAGCGACACACCTGCACCTCCCTTGAAAGGGTCTACCCATATTAAGTTTCTGTACGGACATCTTCTTGAAGAGTTGCTCTTACTACTTGTGAAGCTAGCAGGACATGAGGTAACTGATGAGCAGAAAGAAGTTAAAGTAGATGGTATCAAAGGTCACATGGACTGTAAGATAAACGGAGAAGTTGTTGACGTTAAGACTGCATCTAACTTCGGCTTCAAAAAGTTCAAAGAAGGTAGTCTCTACCATGATGATCCCTTTGGTTACATGTATCAGCTTGCAGGGTATGAAGCAGCAGAGGGTACAGACAACGGTGGCTTCCTTGCTATCAACAAAGAGACAGGAGAACTTGCTTTATTTAGGCCCGGAGGCTTGACAAAACCCAATGTCAACACTAGAATAGAGACTCTAAAAAATAACTTAGAGTCAGACACTCCTCCTGAAAGATGCTACGAACCTGTAGTGGAAGGAAAGAAAGGTAACCTACGTCTCGGTTCTGGTTGTTCCTACTGTGGCTTTAAGAATCAATGCTGGTCAGATGCCAACAACGGCAAAGGCTTGAGAGCTTTTAAATATTCTAATGGTATTAAGTACTTCACAAGAGTCACATCCACACCAAATGTTCAGGAGATTTTTATAAAATGAAGCCACAGATTTGTAAAAGAATCAGTAGACAGACAGACATAGTGCTATACCAATGGTTAAAAACTCTTGTGACTGAAGAAGAACAATCAAAGATTAGTGTTAGTAATGTACGTGAATTCATTCCTCCCTCCTCTTACTTCTATGTAGGTAGGACACTTAGACTGAACTTTTATAGTCCTAAGTGGGTACGTAAGACAATCAAGAAGCTTGTTAAACTTGGACATGTAGTAGAGGAGATAAACATGGAACAACTAGAAAGAGTACTACCTCATCGCAACTAAAGTAAAAAATGGCTGGCGTAAAGCTAGAGTACCTCGGCCTAAGAAGTATCTTAAAGAAGATGGCAGTAAGTATGACTCTATCTGGGAGGCTGTGTTACATGAATCAATTCTAAAGGATTGGGAACATCATGTTGATAAAGTACCCTATGTTATTGAACATAAGTACGAGCCTGACTTTGTTAGGGAAGTAGACGGAAAGAAGATATTGCTTGAGTCTAAGGGTAGATTCTGGGACTTCGCAGAGTATAATAAATACATCTGGGTAAAGAAGATCTTACCTAAAGATGTTGAACTGGTGTTTCTTTTTGCCAACCCTGCTGCCCCTATGCCCGGAGCTAAACGGCGTAAAGATGGTACTAAAAGATCTCACGCTGAGTGGGCAGAAGCACATGACTTCAGATGGTATAGTGAAGATACAATACCTGACCACTGGATTGATGCTAAGGCTAGAGAGTCTGATGAGTATAAGAAACGTAATGATAAACTAAAGGTTAAGATGCAATGAGTATTGATGACGCAACACCGGAAGCGTGGGATAGGATAAACAAATGGCACCGTAATGGGCCAGATCAACACCCACTATTCCCTACAAAAGATGACCCTAAAATGTTGGGTGATCTGTTAAAAGAAGACTATAAATTAGCAGAGGAAAAGATGACAGACAGTTATGCTAAAGAAGTTAATCCCCGCAAAAGGTTTGTTAAAGAACACGGTGAGTTCACACGCCAAGGGTATAAGTTCAAAACTTCTTGGGGTGATGAAGATGTCAATAGCCCTGCACACTATGCCGCACAGGGTGACATAGAATGTATTGATGCTATGGAGTCTATGCTGACAAGAGAAGAAATCATAGGCTACCTCAGAGGCAACTCATTCAAGTACAGGTGGCGTTGTAGGAGTAAGGACAACGCTGTTAAAGATCTACGTAAAGCACAGTGGTACGAGAACAGACTACTAGCTATTTTAGAATCAGATACAGTTGAATAGTAATGGCAGACAACTGGGATAGAAAGACTGAAAGGTCTGAAATGTTTCATAAAAGAAACAAAGCAAAAGATAAGAAACAAAACAAAGCACGTACCAAGGGGTACAGGCAATCACAACTAAGGGAAAAGGATGACATTAACGACATCAAAGATTGGGAAGCAAGACTATCTAGGGATTCAGATTGATTACTCTAGAGAAGATGATCTTAATAACTTCTCAATAGAAACTTTAAAAGACAGATATTTATGGCAGGATGAAACCCATGCACAAGAAGCCTTCGCAAGAGCCTCAGTCTATGGTTCAACGTATCAAGGATATACTGACTTCAATCTTGCACAGCGACTTTACGACTACAGTAGCAAGGGCTGGTTCGGCTTTAGCACTCCTATACTTAGCAACGGGGGAACCAGTCGTGGTTTACCTATTAGCTGCTTTCTCAATTATGTTCCTGATTCGCGTAGGGGCCTTTCTGATCATTATGATGAGAACATATGGCTTGCGAGTGGAGGTGGAGGCTTGGGTGGATATTGGGGTGATGTTAGAAGTAACGGGGTTTCTACTGCTAATGGTAGTCAGTCTACTGGTAGCATCCCTTTCATGCACGTTGTAGACAGTCAGATGCTAGCCTTTAATCAAGGCGTTACAAGAAGAGGTAGTTATGCAGCGTACATGGACATTGATCATCCAGAGATTGAAGAATTCATTGCTATGCGAAAGACAACTGGCGGAGATCTTAATCGTAAATGTCTTAATCTACACAACGGTGTTAACATTAGTGATGCCTTTCTCAACCGTGTAAAAGATGATGAAAGCTGGAGACTCATAGACCCTAAGTCTAAGCAAGCTATCAAGACTGTATCAGCTAGGGATCTGTGGTGGCAACTACTACACACTAGAGCAGAGACAGGTGAACCATACATTGTAAACATGGATAGATGTAATGAAGCACTGCCTGAGTCTCAGAAAGAAATAGGTCTTGAGATACGACAGAGCAATCTATGCTCAGAGATCACACTACCAACCAGTGAAGAGCGTACAGCAGTATGTTGTTTATCTAGTGTTAACCTAGAATACTTTGATGAGTGGAAGGAACACCCTATGTTCATTGCTGATCTAGTTACTATGCTGGATAACATCATTGAACATTTTATTGAGAATGCTTGTGGGCGTATCACTAGATATGCAGATAATAGAAAACCATACGGAGCTACTTATGAAGACTTTACTGTACAAGAAGGTAAAGAAGGTTTTAGAAAAGCCGCTTATTCAGCGTATAGAGAACGCGCAATTGGCCTTGGAGCAATGGGGTTTCATAGTTACTTACAACGTAATAGCATTCCTTTTGAGGGTATGTACGCCTCCTCCTTCAATAACAGAGCTTTTAAACATATCAAAGAGCAGGCCAGTGAAGCAAGTGCGTTTCTTGGGGAGCTACGTGGCGAAGCACCTGATATGGCTGGTAGTGGTCTGCGTAATTCTCACCTTCTTGCTATTGCTCCTAATGCCTCTAGTAGCATTATATGCGGTGGAACGTCTCCTTCAATTGAGCCAACAAGGGCTAACGTATTCACGCACAAAACGTTGACAGGTTCTTTTAAAGTACAGAACAAGTACTTGACCGAACTACTAGAGTCTAAAGGCATGAACAATGAGAAGACTTGGAAGGCTATTGCGGCTGCTGAAGGATCTGTGGCAGAGCTTGATGGACTTACTGAAGAAGAGAAAGATGTATTTAAAACTGCACCTGAACTGAATCAGATCTGGATCATTGAACATGCTTATCAGCGTCAGCAGTATGTATGTCAGGCACAGTCTGTTAACTTGTTCTTTAACCCACCAGCAGCTACAGCACCACAGGAGGTACATGATGAGTATTTGGAATATGTTAATAGTGTGCATTGGGCAGGAGCTAACAAACTCAAATCTATGTATTACCTCCGCTCTACAGCAGCTAGAAATACAGAGAATGTCAACATTAAAATACCAAGAATCAATCTTGAAGAAGGGGAGTGCCTAAGCTGTGAAGGATAGCCACCCAATATATAGAGCTATGTTTTATATACATGAGCTAAAAAAAGCAGTAGATTGGCCCTCTTACTTAGAGTACTATAGAGAGCAAGATAGGGACATAGCTACCTACTCAGGCTTCTGTGCTCAGATGTGGGCTAACTATATGAACGATGAAGTTCGTAGACAAACACCTTTAACTTACGCACAGT